TTGGGATGCAATCGGAGGATAAACAAAAACAAGTGGAGGCGTTGCCATTAGGCGAGTCTATGAAACTTGAAGCCCATCTGATCAGCTTGCTGTCAGTGGGTAGTTCACAGTAAATATACTAATATGAAAAAGTTAAATAAAAAAGAACTGGCATTAGATAATTTTCTTAAGAAAAACGATGTAAATGATGTTTCTAAAGAAAAACTTGATTTGGTGGATGAAAGAGAAGGTCTTATTGAGAGAGTAGACAAAATCTTTGTAACTCAAGACGGAAAACAATTATTAAGAGAACAATATTAATAAAAATATAATGGGTAAATGTAAATGTTCTGATAATTGCTCTTGTGGTAAAAAGAATGATCAATTAGAAAGATTATTAAAATTATCTTTGGTTGAATCATCATATAATCTTGTTGATGATCTATCTGAAGATGATGACGATATGCCTGAAGATTTTGCTGCACCTGAAGAGGAAGCACCTTCAGAAGAGGATGCCGAAGGTGAAATGAGTGAGATTTCTCCAGATGAATCAGAAGTTGAGCCAGAGGAGATAGTTCCAGACGAGGTATCTACACCAGAAGCACCAATTGGTGATGATATGGCTATGGACAGTCAGGTTGAGCCTATTCAATCAAAAGACGAGGTTCAGGATCAAATACTAAAATTACAGTTATCTGCAATGGATAAAATGCATTCAGCTCTGGATGAAATAAAGAGAAGTAATGATGATTTACATAAAAGAAATATGGAATTGGAATTACAATTATCTAGTTTAAATAAAGACGTTGAAGAAGTTCGTGAACCAACAAATATAGAAAAACTAGATTCAAAAAAGAATGATTCACATCCATTTTACTATGGACTAAATGATATGTGGGTAAATAATGCATTTCAAGCAAGAATGGATCAAGATGATTTAGGTAATGGTATTAGACAACTAGAAGATGGTACCTATGTTGCTGAATTTGATGATCTTCCAAAATTAAGTGAAAAAGAATTAAACGATTTCTAATGAGAGTATTAAAAGAAAATGGCACCAAAGAAAGACTATTCGAAATGATGAATAGAGTTAACACTAAAGGAACAAAATTTTTGTTCGAGAGTGATACTAATAACTATAATGGAGCAAAGGAGTTTATAAAAACATCTAACATTGATTTTAATAGTGAATGGGAACAACATGTAGATGGTCAACAAGACTCAATAGAACATAAAAATAATTTATTAAATTCAGAAGACTCTTTTTATGAGTGGATTGAAGGTACTTATTTAACTGGTGAACCAGATGTAACTAATGAGGAAGAAAATAATAAAATCAATGAAATCTCTTGGGATGGTATTAAAAAAGCAGGGAAATACGTAAAGGACAAAGCGGTTGATAAAACAAATGCTGTTGTTGATGACATTAGTGATGCGGTTAAGCAAAAGGTAAGTGATGTTAGTAACAGAATTGGAGATATTGGTAACCAAATTGCATCAGAATACCATAAAGGCTCAAAAAATAATTCAGTTGGAAAACTAGAAAAAATTGCAAATAAATTTGGTGATGATTTCGGAAAAATGATTGGAAAAATTAATGCATCAGCAGTAAAGGCTGGTGAGGAAGAAATTAATGTACAGTCTTTAGCGCAATCAATTTCAAATAGCATTGTAAAAAGTGCAAAATCTGGCGGTTCATCATCTGTAAATCTAAATAAGTTTAGAACAGAATCAATTGATGACTATAAACCAATGAATGTTGGTGATATGATAGAATCTAATATTGATTACCCACAAACAGGTGAAGATGCGGAAGCAATGTCTAATGATTGGGAGGAAAAACAAGATGTATTATCATCACAAAAAAACGATATTACAATAAGTTATACTCAAGGTATGGGTAGTAGTCAGTTAGATAAGGCAATTATTAATGGTGAAAGATACAGTTTAAGTACAGTAGATGAGCTAAACCAAAAATTATCTGAACTAGGTGTAGTAACTCAACTAGACCCTAGAGATGAAGATACTGGAAGTAGTATTGTACAAGAGTTAAAAGCAATGGGTGTTAATGCCAATTTTGCGTACAAAGATATTACTTAAACCCAAAGTATTTATAGATAAACATTCTAATGGGAATCTACAGATCGTACTTCAAGAAAAATAATGGGCTAATAAAGGATAACCTAACAAATAACTCCAAGAACCCTGTTCATGAGTTAATTTATGGTACAGGGGATTCACTATTTAGTCGATTTATATTTGAAATAGATGTTGACTCACTAAAACAAAAGATTAGTGGTGGTGATCTAAATGAAAGTCTAATTGATTCACATACATTAGTATTAACCAATACAGTATCTAATTATACTAATCTTATTGGCGGGTATGTTCATGATGGTGAAACAAAAAGAAGCGGTACAATCGAACTGGAGCTATATAGAATCGAGGAAGAGTGGGATGAGGGTAATGGATATGAATTCATATATGTAGATACTCCTAGCCCAACAATAACAAGACAAGCATCAAATTATCAATTTAAATCTGAAGGTGTTGAATGGATTAATGAGGGGTCATATGATAGTGGCAATACATTAACAAATATAACTATTGATGATGGTACTCAAAATATTATCATTGATATGTCAGACGAAATAAACACACTCCTAAACCTTACTGGTTCCACATATACATATGGAATAAAACTATCTGATAGATATGAAAATATGGTTAATAGTGATAAATTCTCGTTAGCTTTCTACAGTAGACTCACGAACACATTTTTTGAACCACATATTGAAACACTATTTAATGATAATGTAAAAGATTATCGTGATAATTTTGTTTTAAATGAAGAAAATTCACTATCTTTAACATTAAAGAATGGTGAAGGTGTTACAGTAGACTCGGTAGAAATTATTGATTATGAAGGTAATGAGTATTTAACACTTACTGGGAGTTCAATCACCAAAATAAATAATAATCTATATTCCGTAAAATTCACAATAAATAGTGATATTGACCAAACGTTATGGACGGATAAGTGGAATTTAACAATTGGTAATAGAGTGAAGATAGTTGAAAAAGACTTTTTAGTTGTATCCGATGATCAGTATTATCTTGGTATTGAAGAACCATTACATTTCGATAATTTTAATTTTAGTATAAGTGGTTTAAAATCAGAAGAAAAAATTAAAAGAGGAACAAAAAAGAAAATAAAAATAAGAACAACTTCTTTGTATTCAAAAAATAATAACATACCTTTAGACATAAGTTATCGAGTTATAACAGAACAAACTGGTAAACACCTTATTGATGTAATTAATACTACTGATGTTAGTGTTGATGATAATGGAATATACTTTTTTGAACTTGATACCTCTTGGATGATTCCAAGTGATTATTATGTCGAAATACTTCTAAGTGAATCTGGTTTTAGTGAAACAAAAAAGAAGGTTAACTTTAGAATTGTTGATTAAAAAATCAATAATTCAGTATTTATACATAACAACTTAATAGAAATAATAACAACAAAGCCGTAAATATGGCTATATTAAACAACAAAAATTAATAGTATGAGTAACAAAAATTTCATGTCTGCTTTTGAGCAATATAATAAGTCTCATGAGCAAAAAAAGAGGGTAAGCGGTGAAGACTTACTAAAAAAATACTTCCAAATCAAGGAAGGTGTCCAAAGAATCAGATTAATGCCACCACTTAGTGGTGAGGAATATTTTGAGAAAGCAAAATTTCACATGGTACGTGAAACTGCCTACAATAGAGCTACAGGAAAAACATATTTAGGGTGGAAAAAGCATTATTGCTCCGCATCTAACGATCCTAAAGTTGAAAAGGTAGATGCTAACGGTGATCTAGTATTAGACAAAGACAACAACCCCGTAAAAGTTAGACCTCATTGCCCGTTATGTGCAGAGAAGGATAGGATATTAGCAACACAAGACCAAAGCCTTGTTCGCAAGAAAGAAGTGGAGCTTACAACACAAGCACAAAAAATTGGGTATGCTAAAAATAAGGAAATATTTAAGGAGGCAATGCAATTCACCCCAAAAGACTATTTCTTATTGAGGGTCGTTGACCTAGATAAAATCTCTGATGGTGTAAAAATATGGCAATTTCCATATAGGATAGATAAGCAAGGTGTTCATGATTATTTTATGACCGCAATTGGTAGATTTCATAAAGAGTTCCCAGATAGTGATTGGACTTCAATAAGTGATGGGTGTACATTTGAATTAAAGAATGTTGAGGCAACTACTAAAAGTGGTCACCAAACAACGAAACTTCAAGTAATTTATGGAGATTCAAAATTAAGTCCAGTAACTCTAGACGAAATCCTTAATAAGAAATTAGCTGAGGATACAACAAAGTGGAGTGATCTACATAAAAAGAAGGTGAGAGCTAAAATTACTCATGAACAATATCTTGAAAGGGTAATTACTAAGACTAATCCGTATTATGATAATGATCAAAAAAAGTGGGTTTTCCCCGATCCTAAAGATGCTGACCTACAAAGTAATGCAAATAATAGGAGTGATGATGATCTAACAGAAAGTTCATCTAATGGAAATCAGGAATCTTCTATGACTCAGGCTGTGGTAGCGAATGAAATGGAAAACACCAATACTCAACCTGATATGGATTCATTAACACCTGAGCAAGTTAGTAGTATGCCAACTATTTCTGAAAGTACTAATTCTGGTACTAGTGAAAGTGGTAATATTGACTTCAGCGATGATGAAGTCGATGATCTACCCTTCTAAGAAGGAACACATAAATAATGGGGTCAACTAGTTGACCCCAATTTTTTACTCAATTTATATGTCTACAAAAAACAATGCACCTAGAAAACCAACAAAGAAAAAAGGGTTTTCTATCGAAGATTATAAAAAATCAAAAAATTTAATAACTGAAAAAGCAAAACCACTTGAATGGTATAAGTGCTCAGATGCACTACACGAAGCGACTGGTTTATATGGTTTCCCTAAAGGATATGTCTCATTAACGAGAGGTCTTTCTAATACAGGTAAATCAACGTCACTTTCAGAAGCAATTGTCGATGCCCAAAAACAAGGTGATCTTGTAATAATGATTGACACTGAAACCAATTTAGGAAGAGATAGATTATCATTAATGGGATTTGATTGGGATAGTGATGATTATATTATGATAGATAGTGATTTCCTTCTTAATGAATTTGGGAAACTAAGAGACCCAAAAAGAATTGAAGCATCTATCGAAGATATGGCAGACTGTGTTAATTTTTTCTTGAATGAACAAGAAATTGGAAATTTACCTAGAGATATATTATTTGCTGTTGATTCAATCGGTACCCTAAACTGTAATGCAAGTATTGCAGCTAAAGATAAAGGTAGTTCAGATAATAATATGTGGAATGCTGGTGCATATGAACATGCATTTAAATCGATTATTAATAATAGAATTCCGTCAACAAGAAAAACTTCTAAGCCATATACAGCAACATTTGTTGGTGTACAAAAAGTTTGGATTGACAACATGGGTAATGGTGTTATGAAAAACAAAGGTGGAGAAGCATTTTATTTTGCAGCAAGATTAATGTATCAATTTGGTGGTATAAAATCAAATGGTGCTAAAGCAGTAAAGTTTACTTCTAAGAAAAAAGAAGTACAGATAGGTGTGGAGACCAGAGTAAGTGTAGTAAAAAATCATCTTGATGGTGAGTTAGGTGGAATATCTATGGACGGAAGAGTAGTTTCAACACCACATGGATTTATATCTCCAGAAAGTATTAATGATTATAAGAGAGACCATATTCTATATTATAGAGAAAGGTTAGGCGATAATACCTTAGAGGCTAAAGATATATCAGTTCAAAAACTCACAGTGGATGAAGACAATGAAGATAATTTTACTATTGAGGATATTACTGAAAATATTAGAATTAATAATGAAACGGTTAACACTGATAGTGGTGAGGTTATAGATGATTAAACAGAGAACATTACTTGTTGATGCACAATATTTATTAAAGAAGTCGTTTAGCGGTAATAAAAACACATATACTAGCGTGGGTCATATTGGAGGTTTATACTCCTTTATGACCTCACTTAGAATGTATATGAAGAATTACAAGCCACATAAGGTTGTACTTGCGTGGGATGGTGCAAATGGTGGAATCTATAGACAATCCATTGATCGAGCATATAAAGCGAATAGGAAAAACAAGAAATGGAGTGGCAAAATAGAATTAAGCGAAATAGAGTTTAAGAGAGAGGCAGAAAAAGATGAATCTATACTATTTCAAAAGAAAAGAATACAAGCGTACTGTGAGGAACTTTATATAAGACAAATCGAGGTTGAGAATATTGAAGCAGATGACTTAATAGCACAATATGTTATGGACAACACAAATCAAGAGGATATTACATTATATACCAATGATAGAGATTTTTGTCAACTATTAGACTATGACATTACAATAAAATTTAACAACATTAAAGTAGATATAACAAAATCTAATTTTAAAATAGAATTTGGATATAACTATAAAAACGCATTACCTTTTAAAATAATGTCTGGTGATGCACCTGACAATATAAAAGGTGTTGAGGGCATTGGTGAAAAAAGCTTAATGAGGTATATTCCTGAATTGAAACATAAATCAATGACAGTTAGGGAAATTTGTCTTCGAGCAAGACAAATAAACGAAGAGAGACTAGTATCAAAACCCAAAAAGAAAGAAATTAAGTCATTTGTAACCCTTTTAAATTCCGTAGAAAGACTAAAATTAAATTATAGATTAATTAATTTAAGTGAACCTTTTTTAAATGATGAGGCTATTGAAGAAATAAAACAACTTGTAATGCCTTTAGATGATAAGGACGAAAACGGTAAGTTAAATAGAGGTAGTAAATATTTACTTCAATTAATGAAAGAGGATGAGTTTATGACCATTTATAGCGGATCGTTTAATTCATATGTTGAACCTTTTTATAATGTAATTCTTTCAGAGAAAAAAAAGTTAAAAGAATATGAGGATTCAATATAAATCCCCTATATTGCAGTAACAAAAAAACATTTATACATAAAATATATATACGAATTAATGGAAAATCAAAATTCAGAATTAGAAGTGAGAATCATGGGTGGTGTAGTAAATACCAAAAGTTTATCTGATGCAGATAATGTTTTTTATATTACCCTAGAACAAGATGTTGATGGTATGAAAAGGAAGGTATTTGAAACTGGATTTGATGGGGATCAATATAACCCAGTTACAAGATATTCCGTTGACATAAGAAGATCGTTATCTTCTATTATTTATCAACTACAAACAGTATTATCTAATAGTGAACCTAATTGTAGTTATATGGATTACTCATTTGTTGATGAGTACATTAAGTCATTCGACATACAAGAAAGTATTGGTTCTGGTGCAGTAACTTCATATTTACTAGAACAACTAAAGGAAACAACTTTTATTACTTCAGATCAAAAAAGAAAATACACTGGTGTAAAATTCTTTGTTAAATTATCAAACAATAATAATACTATTGTTGAGAGAACATTTTTAGTAAAGAGATATAATCCAGAATCATTATTCTCATTAGACTTAGCTGATGTTTTTAACAACATCAAAGAGGATATAGTAACAATCATTAAAAATGCTGATGTAAAGCATATGTGGGAGGATAATGAACTTATGAGCACATATGGAATGAACATGGGTTCAATTCGTGAACTTACCACTGGTAAGAGAAGAGATTTAGTATCTAGACTATAAAACAATATAAATGTCCCAAACTGAAAACATAAATTTCGGTTATTTAGGGTCTGAATTCCAGAAAAAACTTTTTTGGCAAATTTTTACCGATAATGAATTCGGTAATAAAATGGTACCTTATTTAGAGACATCATATTTTGATGATGCTTCTTTAAAAAGGCTATTCCAAATGACCAAGAAGTACTATAATGAGTATGCTAGAGTGCCTAATCTAGGTAATAAGAGTGTAGCTACATTAGTTTCTAAATATAAAGACCCCAATAATCAAATAGAAGCCAAGGTTCTTGAAACTTTAATTGTACAATTAGAGACTTGGGATATTGCGGTAGCTAGTAATAAGATTAATAATGATGGTGATGTCATTCAAAATGAAACACTTGTATTTGTAAAGCAACAGGAGTTCATAAAGTTAGCTAATGAGATTACAAAGTATGTTAGTGATGGTTCAATAAAAGATAAGTCTTCAATCTATAAGATTGAGGAAAGAATCAGAAAGATTAATGAGATTGGAATAGAAGAGACTAATGGGGTTGAAGTATTTGATAATATTGAAGACGTATTAACACCTAATTATAGAAATCCAATACCAACGGGTGTTTCAATAATCGATGAATCGACTAAAGGTGGACTTGGCGGTGGTGAGATGGGTATTATTCTTGCTGGTACTGGGATTGGAAAATCTACATTACTTACTGCTATTGCAAATGGTGCATATAACCAAAACAAAAATGTACTTCAAATAATCTTTGAGGATAATCCTAAAGACATTCAAAGGAAACACTATTGTCTATGGTCTGGGGTATCACTAGAGATAATTGATAGTGATGAAAATGTACCTTATGTAATCGAAAGAGTAAAGAAGAAGCAAGAAGAAAGTAGTGGTATATTAAGGATCGAGAAGTTTTCCGAAGAGGATACCACTGTGCCGAAGCTTAGAGAGTTTATTGATAACTATCAAAAGCTTCATGGTATATATTTTGATATAGTTGTTTTAGATTATATTGATTGTCTTGAATCACATAAAAAAGCAGCAGGAAAGAACGACCTATTAGCAGATGAACTTGTAATAGTGAAAGCTATTCAATCGATGGGTAGTGATTATAATGTTCCTATTTGGACAGCAATTCAGGCTAATAGAGAAGGACTAAACACAGACTTTATTGATACTTCACAAATGAGTGGTAATATTAAAAGAGCACAGAAGACTAATTTCTTGATGTCTATATCTAAAAGTCCAGAACAAAAAAGACATGGTTTAGCTAATGCAGCAATCTTGAAATCTAGAATTGGTGGTGACGGGAAGATATGGGAGGACACTATTTTTGATAATGCAACTATGAGAGTATTAGAAACTGGTAATAGAGGTGCAACATCTAAAATTCTAGAGGAGGCAAAAGAATTACCTAACACTGACTCTAACCCTAATACTGATGGAAATTTAGGTGATATTGGTAGTGTTATTGACAATTTATAAAAAAATGTAAAAAAAGATTAAAAAATCTAAACTTTTTTGAATTGTATACGTATTTATAAAAAGGAGCGTAAAACCCATCGATCTTTAGTCGATGGGATGTAAGCGACAAAAAATATTTACTAATAAGTAATTTGTATATTAATTATATTTAATATATATTTGCA